GACCGTTTTGGAGTACGGCCATATGGACCTGGCCAATACTCGCAGATTTAAATGGTACAGGGTCAAATTCTTTAAAAATATCATAGTCTACAGTGGTATCGAATTCCACGGGAGGGACTTCATCTTGTAATGATTCCAACTCTTTTGTAAATTCTGGTGGATAGAGATCCCCTCTCGTCGAAGCGATTTGACCTAATTTTACAAAGGTTGGACCAAGTTCAAGAAGTTCTCCCTTTGTCCATTGACCAAGTTCTGATTTATTTTGTACAGTGGCATTCTTCCATAGAAACTTACCAGCAAACTTCCATGTTTTCAGTTTTCTATTTGGAACTTTGACTGGTACATGTTGAGCAACACATAACATTCTATTGTACACCTATACTTTTTTTCTATAAGTATATCAGAATGAAGATTCACATTGTTGGTGCTGGACCGACAGGTCTGTCTCTTGCGTGGGAGATTTTACAAACTGGTAAACATGATGTTGTTATTTATGATCGAAAGCTATCAGCGGGTGGTTCATGGTGGGAACCTGACATGACCACACGAGATTTACATGCACATAGAATCGTCTTTGATCGAGCGTTTGTCAACACAAAGTCATTTTTTGAAGAGATGAATATTAAGTGGGATGAAATATTCGAACCTGAAACAGATGATGGTGCTTCGAAATACATTTTCAAAAAGTTACACATTCAAGATTATAAAATACTTTCTTGTATCATCGCAAAAGTATATTGGAATCCAAAAAAATATAAAAATGTTTCCATCAAAGATGTTCTCGGAGATGATCTTACTCCTGATGGAAAAAAAATTCTTGAACATCTTCCACTCATTATGGATGGTGTCACATGGGATGTCATGTCTGCCCACGAATTCGTACAAAACCTGAATCATGTGATGTTGTCAAAAAAATACACACAACGTGTCTCTGGTAAAGTCATGTGTGATGCGATGGAAGAAGCTGTCATGAACGCTGGTGCGAATTTTGTATTCGGTACCGAACTTATTGATGTTGAGTACGGAAAGAATTCATTCGTTGCAAAGTTTACGGGTGAACGTGTCATTGACGACGGTCTCCTCTTTTTATGTCTCGATAATAGCCCAGCCCTGAACATACTTGGTATGAACTGGGGACCTGATGCAGACAAGCAACTTCGAAGAAGTACGTATGGCGCCATAAACGTTCTTCTCGATTATGACCAACCAATGACACTTAAATCGGATTTGGAAATAGCCATCGAAACACGGTGGAATTTACAACCAAAGGTACTCTCGGATGGAAAAACCATTTCATGTGTCATATGTGACTTGGGAGAAGATGTCATGCGTTCCGATCCGGAAACACTCATCGAAGAAGTCATCCGACAATTGAAAGTTCCTAAGCCCATATCTTCCAGAATTGGGTGGGGTGCCGAGTGGAAAGAAAACAAGTGGCACTTTTCACAATCATCTGGTGTGTTGAGTCTTCATGGACAACTTCCATTTTTTGGAAAGTGTTCGAAAGTTGCCATGTGTGGTATGATGTCCCCGCGTGAGACACCGTACTCGAGTATCGAGGCGTCTGTCGAAGTGTCTCGAGCCTTGAGTCATATGTGTTTCGGAACGAGAAAACCACTTCGACCACTTTTGGTTTCGCAAGTTCTTATCTTTACGTTCGTGCTACTTATAGTTTTATTGGTAGTGTATAACATATGAAGTTTGTGGCGAAAGTACATGAACCATTTTACGAACACAATTCAAAAAAGTATATTCGTTTCGTGATTCCCCAAAAAGTGTCTGAAATCATAGGACGCATGCACGCATCAAAAATGCATCTTCTTGCCAACAAGAATATAGATGATCCACTTGATGGCTGTGTACTCACTGTAAAAGTACCATTCCGGTATAGGAGAGTGATGTGTGAGGTCAAAGGAAAACCTGTGCAATCTCTTATACGGGATGATGAAGTGGAAGTTGTGGTGGACTTCAAAGGTGTTTGGAATGTTGAAAATTACTCAGGCTTCTCTTGGATACTCTCGAGTTCCTCATTCTCAATGGGCTGATTGGGGTCATTGGGAAGATCAATCTGTGTCAAACCTCCCTTCTTAAACCCCTGAAATGTCGAAAGCATACCCTGAAGCCTGAATACTTCTTGGGTCAGGTTCTCGATGTTCATCTGAATCTTCTTAATATTCTCTTCAACGTCGACGACGGGCATTGTATTGTACTCATTTAAAGTTTTTCCCCTTTAAATAAGTATGCTCACTCGAACCGGGTATCTTGTAAACGCGGGACCAATCCAAGAAATTAAAAAAGAACTTACGGTAAGACCTGTCGTAAATGGGGACTATGGATTTCCTCCACCGCCTTTCAAGGTTTTCCGATCAGCTAAGAACGGAGTGTGTGTTCCCAGATTCTATGGAACTGATAAACTTGGAGAACCCAAAGAAGATCGAAGACCGGAACCGAGTCGCATCCGAGCTACATTTGCAGGAACATTACGAGACACAACTCACCAAAATGAGGCCTTGTCCGCAGCAATTAAAGCAGGCCACGGCGTCCTTTCTTTACCATGTGGCTATGGCAAAACGACGGTTTCCTTGGCCATAGCATGTAAATTGGGGTACAGAACCATGATTGTTGTACACAAACAATTTTTAGCGGATCAATGGCGTGAGCGTATCCAGCAGTTTTGTCCGGGTGCCACGATCGGTGTTGTTCAACAGGACAAAAAAGAAGTCGAATGTGATTTTGTCATCGCGATGCTCCAGTCCCTGTCACTCAAAGAGTATTCATTCTCAGACTTTGAAAGTATAGGCACTTTAATCGTCGACGAGGCACATCATATATGTGCGAAAGTGTTCAGTCAGTCTCTGTTTAAACTCTGTCCTCGACACATTTACGGACTTTCTGCAACCCCAGAACGCAAAGATGGACTCACGAAAGTTCTTCATTGGTTCATGGGACCCACATTCTTCGCCGTCGAACGTAAAAATCAAGAACAGGTGGAAGTCTTTCCAATCGTGTATGAGTCTCCTAATTATAGAAATCCACCACCATCTATGCGAAATGGGAAAATTTCCATGCCCAACATGATTACGGAATTGGTCGAGGACAGACAGAGGAATAAGATGTTGGTGGAACTCGTCAAGAAAGCTTCAGCTGGAACGAGACAATTATTGGTTCTCAGCGATCGAAGACAACACTGTGAATTTCTTCATCAATGTTTTCCCAAAACATCGGGTCTTTACATGGGTGGTATGAAAGAAGCTGCCCTACAAGAATCGTCGAAAAAGAAAATCATCTTCGCGACGTTCAGTCAGGCCCACGAAGGCCTCGACATTCCCACACTGGATACAGTCATTTTAGCTAGTCCCAAGTCTGACATCACACAGAGTATCGGTCGTATCATGAGAGAAACAAAAGGAAAGAAGAACGATCCACACATTTATGACGTTCATGATCCTTGGTCCATATTCACAGCCATGTATTATAAGCGTTTAAAAGTGTACAGACACGGTGGTTTCAATATACGTGGAAAAGTTGTCGAAGAAAAGCCCGACTTCCCTCAGGGAAAGTGTCTGTTTTTATAATCTAGACAATTATTAAATGTCTGGTGCATTAATACAACTCGTCTCCAAAGGTGTTCAAGACGCGTACATCATAAGTGACGAAGGACATTCATTCTTTAGGACGAAGTTTACGCGACACACAAACTTTTCTCAAGCTCCTAAGTTTATCAAAAATGTTACTGTGACGGATAACTCCATTGTGATTCCTGTATATGGTGACATCATCAACGGTATTTGGCTCGAGGCTGGGTCGAGAGATGCAAACATCGCTTCGAATTTGTTTTACAACTCGACCATTGATCTCTTTATCGGTGGACAAAAGATTGATTCACAACATTATGATTATTATTCTGACATCTGGACCAATTATTTATCAGATACCTACACGAAATCTCGTGAGTTGAACAATAAGACCTCGACGTCGAATCACACGTTCCTTCCCCTCCACTTCTTTTTCTGTGATCACAAGGCGTTTTTACCTCTCATCGCTCTACAGCACCATCAAGTTGAGATACGCGTCACGTTTGATGACGCGAATGTCGCCAGTCTAGATGCATCCGAGAAGAGTGCGAAAGTGTACGGAAACTACATTTACCTGGACAAGGATGAACGCGAAACATTCACAAAACGAAACATGGATCTCATCATCACACAGGTTCAGACGTTCAAGAAAGAAATGACTACTGTCGTGAATAATTTAACCGATCAGGGTGGCTACAATGTGATAGATATTTCTCAATTCAATCATCCCGTGAAATCCATATTTTGGGGTATATCTGCATTAAGTAAAGATTCTGCAAACGATCGTTTCACATTCTTGACTGCCGATTTACAAATCAATGGTACACATCTTTTTGAAAGAATGTCTCCCGTCTATTTTCATACTGTACAGAATTATTACAAATCATCTTTCGGTCATTCTGAGTTTGTTCCAGAAACAGAGGTACTGTTTAACACCAGGTATTTCACGTACCATTTCTGTCTCAATGCATCAGAGTATAACCCATCTGGGACGTGTAATTTTAGTCGTATTGACAATGCAAGCTTGTCTATTCATGGTGTCGAAAAGGGTAATCTTCGACCGGAAAACCAGGAAATCTCATTGTTCGCTGTCAACTATAACGTACTAAGAATACGTAATGGTCTCGCCGGAATTTTATTCGGTAACTAATGTATAGATGGGCAGAACAGTCCGATTCGACCAGGTTTTCGTGACGAGTCTAGATGCTGCACCACGAGAGTCGGATGTTCTGAGCGGTCTCGCGAGTATTGATGCCGGTGAAATTACAGCCGAAAAAATCGAAGTCGCGAATCTAGTCATTACGGAGAGTGTCACGGCTAGTGTTCAGCGTACAGAGTTTACGGGTCTTACGAATGTGTTTCGTATGACCGCTACACAGGTGGGTATTGGAACGGATAATCCTGTGAATGAATTTCAAGTTGGTGAAAATGAGTTTGTCATCAATCGAAATCTTGATAACATCGTTTCCGTTGAAGGTAATGTACAGACGACAAATTTGTTAGCGACGAGTACGATTAAAACAGTTGGTGATGCGTTCATCGCCGATGCGAACGCCTCAAACGTCATACATGTATCCGGAAATACATTCTCCTCGAATGCGACGATCGGTACGCAGCTTGTGGTTGGATCTGAAGTTACTCCCGAGACGGGTGCCAACGTTGCTATATTTGAAAACGGCAACGTCGTCGTGAAAGATGGCTTTTTACAAATTTTCGGAGACGTGGACATCACAGGTAATTTGGCCATCACAGAGATTCCTGCATACACGAGTGTCGATAATCTCGTCGTGTCGAACGCCGTCATTCTCATGGGTGACGGGAACAACGGGACGTATGATATGGCGGTTCTCATGCATGATCAAGATGGAGAATCGAACGTGTTCTTCGGGTACACACACACCGATGATACTATGAAACTGTCGAGAACGACCGGTGGCCCAACAACCGCAAACTTCACGATGGATTCTGCAAATACCGTCAATCTTCATGTATTCGGTGAACTGTATACACAGAATAACGTCGGTATCGCGAATACGTCTCCGACCTATTCTTTATCGGTCGGTTCGAATGTATACATCGACGATACATCTTCTTCTGGAAATGTGTTGTACGCGAATGGTGTCGCCTTTTTGGAGGGTCTCCGAATCGGTGACAATGGTCTCACCGTCGGTAATCTTATTACGTTAGATGCGGATGCAGCGATTCCTATGGTTGTCACGTCCAAGATTGAATCTGATGGTATTCAAACGACTGGTGTAGATCCATCGGGTATAGCGAATACAAACCCGTCAGATACATTGTCCATAGGTGATAGAGTATTCATAAATACATTTGGTTCTAACACACTTACCGTCATCGGTAACACCGCCACCGGACGTCTCATCACAGAGTCTATTGTGGTACAAGATTTCATCGAAGTTGAAGGTGAATCTGGTATTTCGTCAGCGGCGAATGTCATCATTCACGGTGATATTCAGGGTGGTGACTCCGTTTCAAACACTGTGAGTATCCGAGCGGGTCCTCAGGCGTCGAACATCTCCGCGATTGAGGTGAACGGTGCCAAAACATCTGCGAGTCATCAAACAGTGATTTTAAAAACGAAAAATACAGAACGGATGCGTGTCGCTTCCGATGGAAATGTGGGTATCGCAAACACAGCTCCGACCGAAAAACTCACGATAGGTGGTAACCTTCGTGTGAATGGAAGTAACGCGGTCATCGCGGGTACGAGTACGAATTACATTCGTTCGAAAGCTGACACACTGATAAATCAGACAAAGATTGAATCACGTGTAGGAACCGGCAAGGGTCTTAACTTTTACGCGGGTACGAGTGACTCGATGGGTCCCCCTAAATTGACTATTCTCGAAACGAGCAACGTGGGTATAGGGACGACAACCCCCAAAGGTCTTCTTCATACATCGGGTGGAACCGTGTTTATAAATGATGAACCAGTTCATAGAGTTGCATACGATCATCTCAACACTCCTCTTGTTATATCAAATTCTGTCGAGACGGAAGATACCGTGTCACAAGAACCTGTACTTGAACTCGTACGTGAAGGTGTCTTGAACAATTATGAAGCTGTCCGAGCAACATTCAAATTGGGTAAACACAATATTGCGAGTAACAAGTCTAAAACGCAGTTAGATATCTATCTTGCGGATGAAGATTATAGCGACGAGACGGATATTCTCACACTTCGGAGTGATGGTCGCGTCGGTATTGGGTCGACCGTACCTGAAGCGTTCCTTGAAGTCGTGAGTAGTGGGATAGGTAACGCACGCGAAAACAGTCTCATGATTCACAACCATCACGGTGCCGGTGGAGCGGGTGATGCCATCATGGCGGCTCAAACGGATGCGACTCAAGGGAATGCCTTTACGTCATACATACAAACGACAAATGATTCGAACCCTCGTGGTTGGTCCACCGGTATCAGTGGAACGAGAGATTTCAGAATTACTCGTAACATTAATCAAGTTTCTGATTCGACGAATGTTGGTTTATACATAGACGGAAGTACGCGTGACGTGGGTATAGGCACAGACACTCCACGCGGTAAACTTGAAGTCAATGGTGACGTCGTACTCGGAAACAAGCTCTCTTTCGGTGGTTTAACCGGTGACGAGTTTGGTAATACATTCATGAAAGAACAGTATTATGATTCTCTTCTTGGTAAATCCGAACTCGTCATATTCAAAGGTAACGATCAAAGTGGTACAGCAGCGCCCGATAGGATACGCTCGATAGCACCCGAGCATATATTCCAGACATATAACCCAGCCGCGTCCGGTTCACTATCTGCGAGTGACATTCAATTGGCACTCGACGACAATGCGAGTATCGTGTCACGTGCAATGACTATCGTGCGTACAGGTCAGGTTGTTATCGGTGCAATACCTTTGGATAACGAAGGTGCTTTAGATATAGGTCCCGATACCAGATTCTATGTAAATGGTGGTTTAGAATTCGCTAGTGGTCAGTCAGTTAATTTTGGTGGTTTGAACATTTTCACAGCCTCTGGTGCGACGACACAGAATATCTTGGAATCATTGGGTGAAGCATCATTGGTGTTTAGTCAAAAGGTACAGGGAACATCGACAGAATATGCAAGAATTACAAATGACGGTCTCATTGGTTTTGGTACTTCTGTACCCTCCACCAACGTCCACATCTATTCAGGTGTGACAACAAATATCGATGTACTCAAACTCGAAAGTCCCGGTACCAACACGAAAACGGGAATTCGTTTGAACACGAACGACGGGTACGGTGGGTACGTTCGAGGGTTCAGTCATGCTGGCCCCGTTCACGGTATCGTCGTGGGTGGAATGAACAACTCAGTCGAAGCTGACGGTCTCTTCGTGACACATACGAGTAACGTAGGTATCGGTACGGTAAATCCGAGCAAACGATTTACTGTGTATGACGGTACGGCGCGTCTGGAACACTCGACGAGTAATGCCATTCTGGAATTCAAGACGACTGGTGGCGTTTCCAATATTTTTGCGACACCGAGTGGAAATGTACACGTCAATCCTTCTTCTGGTGACATGTTGATCAACAGTAATCTGGACGTGACTGGTGATCTTAACATTGATGGTAAAATTGATCTCGGTAACCAGGTCGCCATCGGTCTAGGTGGTGTCGCCGCATCGACCGGTCTTCATGTAGGTGGTGGTTTCATTTCGGGATCTAACGATGTGGCATGTAAACGATACTCCAAGACATTTGAATTAGGAACAACCAAAGCGAAAATGATTCGTCTCTTTTTCGGTGATGCGTCGTTTTATGCGAAGATTGTGGCGATGATACGAAAGGTAGATGGTAGTGCCGTACGTGACATGAGTACGATGATTTTGGAAGTGCAAGGTGGTACACATGATGGTAGTTACAGTTCGAGTTTGAATGAAGAAATTACCATCGGTGCGAAGAATTTGTTTGGTGGTGATACAGATTTTCCATGGAACCCAAACATCTCCATTGGAAAACGAGGTATCATCATGTCTCCAACAAATACAGAAAACACTCGTGTGTATTCATATGATATTCATGTTGAACTGTACACGTCACGTGGAGGACGCCTGATTTCGATTAAAAATAACGTCGCGGGCTGGCCCTCGAACAACACCAATTTGGATGTTAATAATGGTGAGACAGTCGCCGAATTTACCTATTAAGTTTACTACGAGGGAAAACCTCGCGGTAAAAAAAATAATTACGCCCTGATGGCGTCGGAAATAGCTAACGCGACAACTCCGATAATAAAAGCCATCACGATGTAGTTCAATTCACTTTCTTCGAGACCAGTCTTCTTAACTGGTTTTGGTGTGACAACCGACTCGGGTTGTGGCTTCGGAGGTTCCAGTTCCTCCAAAGGATAGTACGCTATCATTTATATATATTTAGAGATTAATTTCCTTCTTTGCCTTCTTCTGCCTGGTACGTTTCGTCTTCGCGGCAGTGACCTTCACCTCCTTGACTTCACCACCAGTCGATTCACCGGAAATGGAAATGATATCGGAAATGTCATCGTCATCGTCGATGCCGTCATTGGCAGGAATCGCCGTCGTGTTCATGGGTGGGGCTGGGGGCATCATGATCCCACCCATCAGGCTCGAGATGTCGATACCAGGTCCCTGCATCTGGTATTCACCTGTACCACCGACAGGAGCTTCTGTCGCAGGACCATCCGTCTTACGAGTCGTGTTCTGAACCGCCGACATCATATTTTTAATAAGGTCGGGATTCTGCT